TATTCTTTAGAAAATTCTCCAGTCTTGAAAGAGGCATCCTATTCTTCTCTAATTACAGATTCTGTCTAAGTTTATTTATTCAACTTGTAATTGTGTTTGGTGGGCCAGCAAATCGAGGATCATTAAATATTCTTTTATCCATATCAACTTTGTTTGGATGAAAATTAGGATCTGGATAATCTTCCCAACTGTCTCCTTCATACTCAACGATCAAAGGGTTAACATCTTTTCTTTCTCCATACACATGGTAGAAACAATCAATGGTTGATAAATCAGTAATCAAATCGGTATTAGTTGAATCCTCTGCAATAACAATGAATTCATTATTAAACTCTTGAATCACAAGATTTTGATTTGATCCAATTGGTTGCAGCTGAACAGTAATACTATCTTCATGAACTAAATCTTTCCAATAGTAAGGTAATTGGATTACATTCGACTCTTTTAATCTACCACGATAATAAACTCCTACCTCTGGGCCTTCAATACAGGCATAACGAAGACGATAACCTTTTCCTTTTGTAGGATGTTCTAGATCAAAGGGTTTTGGTTTACTATCTGCAACACCAAATCTAGCAGCAAGTTGACCTTTATTACCACAATCAACTGCACCAGTAAAAGTCGCATCTCCAGCAACGAAAAGAACATCTGGGCCGCCTCCACCAGCAAGGAACATAGCGTTTTGAGTTTTACTGTCACCTATCACTCTAACATTACCATCAATCGCTGCTGCTAAATCAACATTTAATTTTGGTTGTCTATCAATTGGTTGTTGAGTTGCTGACCCACTACTAACATTCAATACTCCTTGATATTGATTTTGAACATAACCAGCACCATCTCCAATGACCACAGGGCCATTCAATATTGCAGTTCCAGTTGGTGTTTGATCTTTTTCACCTTCTGGTTGTGAAACATCATTTGTTCCAACAACTATTTTATCATGTTGTGATCTTGAAAATGAACTCATCCTAATCCTCCTAATAATCCACTCAATGTATCTTGTACATTAGATAAAGCTCCTGTATCAATATTCTCTTTTACTTTTTCTGCAAATCCTTTACCCTTTTCTGCAATCGCATCTAACTGCTCACCAACTTTTGGCACGTTTAATGTTGTTGCCTTTGTTAAAACTTCAGTCATTGCTCCAAACTCTTTAGAGGCATTATTTGCATCTATTTTAAATGCAGATTGCATCTTCATAAAACCATTTGTGACAATATCACACTCTTGTGTTGCTCGACATGTAAATTTCTCTCCTTGAATCTTTACATCAGGGCCTCTAACATCTACAAGTCGATTTGCAGTAATGAATATTTGACCATCTTTATTTCCACCACCACATGCATCAAGAGTGATATTTCTTGCCTTAATTACAACGTCCCCATTTTCACATGTGACTCCATAATCACCTCTCTTGCAAACAGTTTGTTTTGCTGGGAGTTGTGTGATGTCACCTTCATCTCTAACTTTTAGACCTTGACCAAGAACTTCTAATGCCATGCCTGGCGTGTTTAAAACAAACTTACCAGTTCCAGGCCCACCTTGTCCACCTTTTCCCTGTCCAGTATCAGCATAAAATCCAAGAGTTTGTGCCTCCTGTGTGGTGATTTGAAAGTTTGACATACCATGTATGCTATCCATATCACCACTTGATTGGCAATGTCTTTCAAATGCTTTACTCTCGAAATTTTTTCCGTCTTTTGGATCTAATTTTGCCATTTTATTTTTCGATACAACTAATTACGGTTACAACAGCGTCTTGGGATATTTCAGCAAGTTGTTCTGCATCATCAACTCTAGTAAATTCAAGAACTGGTGATAATCTAGCAATAGCTCCAGTGTCACTATTTATAGTTAATTCTGGAAGTGAAGTAAACCCAAATCCACGATTAATGATATTGACACCAGCTATTCTACCATTAATTACATTTAATTCAGCCTCTGCAGCTCCTGTAACAGTATCATCACCACCACCACTAATTGTAATTGTGTCAGTATCATTATATCCAAATCCAGCGTTTTCGACAATAATATCAGATAAAGATGTTACATAAGATATTGAACCGTCATAGTTCGCATTTGGATCTGGAGTTACTTCCTTAACATTTCCATCGATATCAGTCTCTGTTGTATTTGGTATGTAATCTTGTCCACCATCTGTCACTACAACTTTTGTGATTACGCCATTTTCAACCACAGCATAACCTCCAGCTCCATAACCATTATCACAACCATCAACGAATGTAAGTGCTGGTGGTTCTTTATAACCACTTCCACCATCACTAATTGCAACACCAATAATTTGACCGAGCACATTTACAACTGGACTACCAGATGCAATCAAATCAGCTCCACCTCCAATAAAATCAACTCTTGGTGGCCCACATTTAAGAACATTAGTATTACAATCTGGTTTTGCAAGATTTGGTACACTAAGGTCTGGAACTATACCATCGATACTAATATCTGGGAGTATTCCGTCAAGAACATTTGTAAGAGGATTTGTTAAAGAACTCAAGTCGGCGATGCCCATGATGTTATCAAAGGAATCACCGAGATTTTTTGCAACTCCACCCTTTCCAGTAAATGTGGTATTCTCTGGACAGTTTTGTGCATCACACTCAAGAGCATTTGTAAGTATATTCGCAAACTTAATCGCCTTTGAAAATGTTGAACTTGGAGGTTTAATACCACCACCTTGAATATTATTCATTTGATCAAACATGCTTCCCATGTTTGTGTCTAAGATATTATTAATCTGTCCAAACATATCACCTAAGAAACTCTCAACACCACAAAGAGGAACGTCTAATACTGATCCAAGCATATTTGATAAACTTTTATTCAGATAATCTTTTAATTGTTCATTTATCTTTTCAAAATTACAGAACATTAAATCTGTCAAATTTTTAGCAGCCTGTCCAGCAACAGGTTGTAGAGTAATTGGTGATTTATCTTTTAGAGTTAAAGATAATTTATCTAATGTGTCCTGTACCACCCACGCACGACCACGACGCATCAATTTTGACATAGAATTGTGTAATTTAATTGATGCTAATTTTATCTCTGATGTCTTATCAATAACTCCACCATAAAGAGGGTCAACAGATAAATTTCCGACATCCTCAAGAGCATTCATCTTTTCAGTGAAGTCCTTGATCACATTAGTCATTTTTGATATTTCATTATCTTCGCAAGCAGTAGGATTTTCAACCTTAACGTTTGTATCAGCGTTACTTTGTTTTGTTGCAAGAACTGAAGATGCAACAACTTTTGCACCAACTAAAGTGGCAAAGGTTCTAAATCCTCCACCCCATGGCGAATCTTCCTTGACTTTATCTTTACCAGCTTTCTGTCTTGCATCTGGTGGCGTATATGGTGTAAATTCTGTTTGTTTAAATGCGTTAAACTTTTCCTCTGTCAATTTATCCTTAACAAAACTTTGTTTAAACAAAGTTCCAAATACAACTGGTTGTTGTCCATCTTCACCATCAAAGAAAAATCCGACAACCACTTCTCCACCTTGATAGTTCATGGTTTCGCCACGACCAGCAGTGGTTGAAACGCCAGGTGGTAAAAGAACATGTGCGAGTGGTAATTCTTCATCTGGTAACTCAGCATCATTACCGTGATATCCAACAATACGAACACGACAACGATGTGAATAAACATCTTTACCGTCCTTACCTTGCTGTTTCTCTTGTGAAGTATCCCACTTTCCTTTCTTTGGATCGGTAACTTGACCGATCCACCATTGCATTGGATCTTTTCCTATAAAATTAGTTGATGGTTGATACATCTAATTAATCGTCATATACTAAACACTCTGGTTCATCAGGGTGCATGTCACAGAATAATTCTAAAGCATTAGGGTCGTGATGATCGCCTGCTGCGATCTCTTCTTTGTGATGTTCTGCATACTCTTCTAATTCATGCAGTTCTTCCTTAGCATGTCTGCGTGCTGCTGGATTTGCTTGTGGATCTTCGATAATTTTCTTATCGTACTCCATATGATCTTCGATTGATTTCATTTGATTAGTTCTGTTTCTTTTATTTAAGCATTTTATTTAGAAACTGCCAGGTGGAAAAGTATTTCCATAATGTCTGTTATCAGCTTCAACTAACTCACCTGAGTCTGTAATTTGACTTTTATCTGGAGTAAATACATCACGAATTAATTTCAATTGAGTCTCAGCTTTTTCTCGACCAATTAAATGTCTTAATTCAGCAATTAAATATCTTCCACTCGGATCGTTAGTTTTATCAGTTCCGTAAGTGCCTGTTTCAGTTTTTCCATCACCTTTTTTTACAGGCAATTTAATTTCAAGTATTAGACCAACTCTTAGAGTGGTATTCAAGGGAATTGATATCCTTAAACACTGTGAAAATAATAAGTTATTTCTAATATAAGATTTATTTTGATACTTGGCAAGTTCAGATTTTGGTACAGTTTCACTTTTTGCAGCACCAACTTGTGCAACTCCAACATCATCAACACGAAGCATTAATCGAGTTGGATGTTTTTCAAGACCTTCCATTAATCTTGGCGGTTTTCTTAATTTTAACTCTTCAATACTAAAATCATCTACACTCGCTTCTTGATTTTCAATATCGATGTATATTGTTTTATTGGCATACATTCCTAATCTACAGTTAAGACCGATATCATTTGTTGATTCTACTTTATTTTGTAAAATTATAGCTTTATTTTGAGAATCAAACGGATTGTCTGTATATGTATATGGTGGTAATGATTTTTGATCAAGAAGACTTTCAATTGATCTAAAATGATAACCATCTAAATTTTCAAAAAATAAAAAACCAAAACTTTTATTAGATGCTTGTGATTTTGGACACAACCATTGTATCGTATCAAATGGTCTTTTTAAATTACCAACAAATGAATAGGAATTGGTAGTTCTATCCTCCTCAATTGTAAGATCATAGTTGGTTGTCTCTGTTTTTGGGCCAAATACTTTCTTTTTTGTTAAAATTCCTTTTTTGTCTTTAGTCAATATATCTTCAACAATTTGTGAAATATTACCAGTAAATTTTTTATTCAGTCTTGAAGTTTCATTAATAATTGTTTCCTGTGAAACAAATTCTAAAGTAGCTTCTTGAAACGAAGTCTGAGTATTCATATCTACGACTGAATTTAACATCATTTTATGATCTTTGGTGATTTTAAATTCATCTTCATCACCATCTTTCACAGTCACTTCAATTAATTCTCCACCAGTAATTCCTTTTCGACCCATTACTTGATCAACATCGAGAAATCTAAGACTCATTGATATTGTTGGACTTTCAATGCTCTCATAATAATCAATCTCTGGAGCACCCAAGGTTATATCATACTCCTCATCCAATGCACAACCATTAGGAAGGAGACGACATTTAGTAAAAAAAATCTTTTTTTCAGCCATTATCCTATTCTAGAAAGTTCGGGTGGTATTTTTTTATTTGTTATTGATAGATATGGATTTTGTAAACTTCTAGCGTAAGGCAAAGTTGTACCAGTTCCTTTTATTTCTGCACTTGATACTTGTGGTACTTCTTTTGGAACTACAACACTAGTATTATTCATTGAAACGTCTTGACTAAGTAGTTCTGTTCTGGTTTCCTCTATAGTAAATGATTCAGTTCTTTTTATAGGAACAACCGCACCTGATTCTATCATCATTTTTGACGCTTCTATTCTTTCTTCTTGTGTTACGTTCATGTCATAGGATTTATATCTTTCATCACCCATATCTCTTAACCCTATTTTTCCTTCATGTATCTTCTTTTCTGCATACTGTATTCTTCTTTCATTTGTGTATTTTAACAAATCTTTCTCTCCACTTTCTATCATTCTTTCAAAAAACTTCCTTTTTTCCTCTTTTGTACCAGATCTCTTTTTCTTGGTTACTCTAAATTTTTTCCCATCTTCTTTATCATCAACCTCTTCAACCTCTTCAACCTTTTCAACCTCTTTATCGAAAGACTGTTTATATTCATCAGATGCAAAGTATTCTTCTTGTTTTTTATAATCATCTCCGAAGTTTCTAGTATCCTTGATTACACCCTTCTCCTTAAGAGTGTCAGCCATATCTTTTTCAGCATTATTTTGTTCTAAATTTAAATTTGAATCTTTTGCACCACCAGCTCTAGGGCCACCAGCACCAGCACCTGATATAGCACCGCCTGCAATGTTACCAAAGTTTGTTTTTAAAGAATCAGAGATACCACCAGTGATTTCACCTAACTTTCCACTAATTTTACCCGCAAAATTTACGACTGATTTTCCGATCAAAGGCACTTTTCCAAGTGTATTTTCTAACAAACCTCCAAAGGCATTTCCTATTTTTGGCCCAAGATCTTTTACAAAATTTACTATGGGAGGTGCAATTTTTGCTATAACTAATCCAGTTAAACCAACAGCAAGGGCGCCTAAAAGAATGGGAGTTATTACAGGTAATGCAGCAGTTATTAAAGCACCGACTCCAGCTATTAATCCTAAACCACCAACTAATTTCAGCAAACCAGAGAGGAAACCTCCACCTTTACTTTCTTCCTGTGGAGTTTCACCTTTAGCTGTTTTCGGAACTTGCTCACCTTTAGCAAGAATCCTATCTTTCATCTCTTTCTTCTGTTTAGCGTCTTGCTCTTCAAATAATCTATCTTCTCTTAAATCTTTTTCGATTTTATGTTCTACTGTAATATAAGTTGCTATCTCTTTAATCTCTGTTCGCATCACATCAATTTGCTCTATAACAGAAGCTAATTTCAAAGAAATAGCAGTTATAGATTCAGCATCATCAGTTCGATTGAAGAAACTATCTACGTTTATTTTTTGTTTAGGTCGTTGCAATATTTCAGCAATCGGATCTATGTTTGATTTTTGTTCCTCATCCATACCTTCCAGTACCTTGTTGCTGTTGTTTCTTTAATTTTTCCTTTTCAATATGTTCTGCCAGAAGAGCGACATAAACTTCTCTCTCCCAAGGCATCATATTTTCAAGTTCCGTCAAGCTGTATTTATGGTATTGCATGAGAGCGAAATTGGTACGGAAATAAGATTCAAGATCCTCTCTTGCAATACTTAGACGAAAAAATCAGCCAGACCCTCCAAAACGATACTACTCTTTTTCTTTGTGTTTGGATTTACAACTTCAATCGTATGTGATAATTTAGGCATTGTTGAAAAGAACTTTTCAACTTTTTTATATTGTTGTGAATTTAATTGTTCTATAAATTGAATTCTTTCAGTTGGAGTGTAATCATTGGCATCCCATGCATCCTCACCAGTAAAGACCGTATCCATACAATCGGCGACAACGTTGAATGTTTTATCAACCATTGTCTTTACTTCGTCATCGGTATCAAAATTATTTTCTATAAATTGATTCAATGATGGATACTTCATCCGAAGAGTCATGTTATCATCCAAGACAACATCTTTTGTATGTCCTCTTGGTTTACTGATTTTAATTTCATCCACATATATTGTCACTGGAACTTTTGTTTCCATGTCATCTTGACAAGTCACTGTTAACTTAATGTCCTCTCCAATTGATTTAGCACGAATATTTAGAAACAAATATTCAATATCAAATGTTGGAAGACTATCAACATCAACTCCTTTTGTTAAGATGCACTTCTTTAATACTTCCTTAACAGCATGTGTAATCGCAGATTGATCTTTTGACTCCAAGGCAATAATTAAAACTTTCTCTTCTTTTACAAGAAAAGGTCGATATCTAATTTTTTTATTTGTCGAATATAACTTCAACTCATAGGTTGGAGTTTCAATGGTTGGTAATGGCATGATGATTTATTCAGTATTTTATATAGGAGGGTTAATTAGGGCCAGGGCCGTATGCATCATATTGCACTTCAGTTTTAAAACCTTTCAAACCACTTGTGATATTAGATTGATTTGAAGTTACATTAAAAGAACCAGCTGGAAATGTATTTCCATATATTCTATTATCCCTATTTACTAGAGCTTGTGTTGCACTTATTTCTTTAGATTCTACTGTTCCAACTGGTGTTTGAACAGCAAATTGTCTATGTTCTCCTTTCTTGGTATATGCCGTAAAGAATCTATCATAAGCAAACTGTACACTACATCTTAACACATTTGAATCACCATAGGCAACTCTCATTGATGTCAAATTGGTAGGCCAAACATTTACAAATTCAAATTGAGTCATTGATGATTTGTAATTTGTAGCTCTTGAATGGTTTATGAAGGCATCTCTTTCAAATTTTGTGATATGAATAATTTCCTTATAATCCTCTGGATAATTAAATCGAGTAAAAGCACTTCTATCTCTTTGAGATGGTGTAAATACTGGATTGATATATGACATCCAACTCTCTAAAATTTCAATTATTACCTGATCTGCATCACAATAAAATTCAAGATTTAAGGGAGGAAAATTTCTAAGATTTGGAAATGTCTCTGTTATACCTTGATGATGACCAGTTACGGAACTCTCTATAAAACTTGTGCCTGGAATTTCAGCCTGTGTACACATTAATGACATCTTCCTCATGAAGTTTGATCCCTGAGTTCGATTCTTAGTTGGTTCTTTGCCTAACCATGTTTGATAATTTCCAAAAGAAAAATCAACCTCATAAAGAGTATCTAGAGATGGGCGTGCAACAGTATCTCTAACATTTTCAATGTTACCTTGAAATATTTGACCTCTTCTTGGAAATAAATTATTCTCTGACACGATAAATAAATTTAAGTTGTTATTACTATATATGAGCTATAAAGGGATATATAGGCCTTCTAACCCCAAAAAGTATAAGGGTGATCATCGTAATATTATTTATAGGTCTCTCTGGGAGAGAAAATTCATGAATTACTGTGATTTAAATGAGAATATAATTGAATGGGCGTCAGAAGAGTTTTGGATACCTTATAAAGATCCAACCACAAATCGTGTCCGTAGATATTTTCCAGACTTCTTCATTAAATATAAGGACAAAGATAATAATATTCGTAGATCCGTAATTGAAGTGAAACCAATGAGAGAAACACTTGAACCAAAAATAACAAAGGGTAAGTCAAGAAAGACATTGATAAATGAATCAATGACTTATGTTAAGAATCAAGCAAAGTGGAAAGCTGCAAAAGAGTTTTGTGATGATCGTAAATTAGAATTTAAAATTATGACCGAGAAAGAATTAGGGATCAGATGAGCATTCTTCAAAACATAATGGACAAAGTTACTGGTCAAGTTACCGAGGACTTCTTTCGGAGTCAGTTACTTGAAGAACTTGGTAATACAAACTTCGATGATGATGCTGCAGACACAGCTGGATTTGCTCCTGGCCAATTATATTTTTTCACATACTCAGCACAGACAAAACAACCATATTATGACATGTATCCGTTGTCATATGTTATTGAATATCAGAAAGGCGGGTTTCTAGGATGCAATATTCACTATGTCCCTTTAACTCAAAGAGACGAACTTGCAACGAGCTTACTAAATAACTCTGCTCAGGGTGCAGTTGCAGTTCCTCGCAGAACTCTACATAAATATGTTTACACTGGCGTGAGAGGAACACCATATCGTATTCCAAATGCAGAATGGTCAGATGTAGCACAGTTACCCACTGAAAGATTCGTTGATATGAGAGGGATACCAATCCCAAGAGACAGAGTTTACAACAAAAACTAATGGCAGATAAACAAAGTAAAGTAGAAACAGTAACAGGAGTCACTTTTAGTGAAGCCAGTTTTTCTTTTGATAAAGATACTGGTAGATTAAGTGGGGTAAAAGAAAAAACTGCAAATAACACATTCAAACCTGTAAATCCTGTATCAACTGATTTTACTAAAGTTATTGATAGTGATGAGGCAAGAAATGCGTATAATATCTCCCAATATGGAGGAACCAAAACTTCTTACATAGAAGGTGAATTTGATGTTCCAAAACTTGATCAAGAACAATTAGTACAAAAATATAACAAAGATTTAAAAGCATTTAATAATGCTAGTTTTGTAGCAACAACTGATAATTATAGATCAGGTCGAAATATAGCAGATAATCAAGGTTATATTCAAGATAAAACATATCAAGCTGGATTTCAAAGTGAACTAGATGATGATGGATATGGTAGTGGTAAGAAAACATTAAGTGTTGTACTTGCGTATCCATTAGATATCAATCCCACTCAAGATCACATGAAGATATCAAGATATAGATATCTTAGAGCAGATACAAATTTAAGTAAGCCAGGAAATAGATTAGCAAAAAGAGATGGTGCTGTTGTAAGAACTGATCAAAAAGGAGATAGCACTCTCGGTGGTCAACCATTAGGAAGTATTTTTTTACCGATGCCCAAAGTAACTGATGTAAACGGTGTTGCATGGGGTAAAAGTGAATTGAATGCTTCTGGACTTCTTGCAATGAATGCTGCTAATGAAGCAGATAATATTTTTAGTCTCCAAGGAAGAACTCCAAGTACAAGTCAAGTAAATCGAGCACAAGAAATAGCACAAAGAGAAGCTTATAAAGAAAACAAAGCGGGTGGTGGTACATCTGGAGGAGGAGTTGGTGTTGCACAGGCTGCTGTAAATCAAGTTAATACAACCATCGCTTCACTGATAACAGGACAAGAATTGGATCAGGACACTTTTCTTGCAAGAAAAGGTGGTCATGTTTTGAATCCAAATGCAGAGATGTTATTTCAAGGGCCCTCAATAAGAGACTTCAGTTTTAGTTTTACAATGGTAGCAAGAAGTCAAAAAGAAGGTGCAGAGATTAGAAAAATTATTCGTTTTCTAAAATTAGGTATGGCACCAAAATTTAGAAACACAGCTTTTCTTGCAAATCCAGATGTTTTTGAATTGCAATATAAAAACGGAACTGGTAAAGATGATATTATAAAAACAGTTAATCTGTTCAGTCCAGGCGGTCTTGCGTTAACCACGATGGCAGTTGATTATGCTCCAGATGGTTATTGGGCTGCATATCGAGATTCACAACCAGTTGCAGTCAAAATGGATTTAAGTTTTACTGAACTCAGACCAATATATGAGTCAGATCAAGCTGGAACTCCAGAGGATAGTGTAGGATACTAAAATGACATACTCAAGTTCAAGATCAGACAAACCAAACGCTTACTTTAGGCAACTTCCAAATCTTAATTACCCATCATTGAAAAATGATCGGACATCTGCTTACGATTATCAAGTTGTAAAAAATATATTTAAAAGAGCGGTGATTCGTAATGATATTTTTGATGAAGTAACAGCATTTACAAAATACTCAGTAGTTGGTGATGAAAGACCAGATCAAGTTGCAGATAATTTCTACAATGATTCAACTTTAGATTGGGTTATTTTGACAACTAATAATATTGTTCATGTAAGAGATGAATGGCCTATGGGAAACCAAGACTTTTTAACTTATTTGAACGGAAAATATACAGAGGCAGAATTAGCAAACATTCATCATTATGAAACTAAAGTCATAAGAGATTCAAATGGAAAATTAATTCAACGAAGTGGATTAACAGTTCCATCTGATCACTCAATTAGTTTTTTAGACAATGGCGTTTTAAAGGAAGAATCGTCACTTACATCATTTACTTTTTTAGAACATGAAACTATTTTAAACGACAATAAAAGAAATATCAACGTGCTTAGATCTGAATACTTAAACTTCTTCCTCGAAAGTTTTGAAGAGATCATGGAATATAAACCATCCAAACAATTTGTAACCGATAGTCTCAAGAAAACCGAGAATCCAAGACTTATTTCACCATAAAAAAAGAGGTCGTTTTGAGCGACCTCTGGCGTAAAAAATGGCCCGAAATTTTTTTCGGGGTATT